CATAGTAAACATTTTTGCGTTGCGTCCTACTTGGTTCGCTGACAATCCTACACCACCTAGTTCCTTTTGTTTATCCCAGATTAACTTAGCAAGTTCTTTTGCATCTTCTTTTTCAAAGTCAAATTCATCTGGTGGAACCTTCAACATTGGATGGTTCAATGGTAATAATTCTAAATCACTCATGACATTACACTATAATTTCTTATCTTTTCAAATTTAATTTGATTTCTAAATTTATCGAACAACTGGTCACCTTTGTGAGAAATCACGAACACATTGGTTTCCTCTCCTATGGTGTGCAATAGGTTCATTACATAATCAACCCCATTGTTATCCAAGGAACTGTCAAATACTTCATCAAGTAATAACAGGTTGGTACTAGCACTATTTTTCATCTTGGCAATAGTTCTCCATGTAAATAATAATGCCAAGTCAATTCTTTGTTTCTCACCCTCACTAAAACTGGAGTAAGAAAAATTGTCTCTATGTCTAGACTTAATTGTTTCGTTGAACTTTTCATCCAAGTCAAAATGAACAAAGAAGTCCATCGCGGCCAAATATTTATTTACCAACTGATTAATGACTGGCAAGTACTGTCTTATAACTCTGGTCTTAATGCCCGTATCTTTGAGCAGACTACCAGCAGCAGTATTATAATGTTGTTCCTCACCCTTCTCAGTTTTCTTTCTATTCTTATCAGTCAAGTCAATTGCCATATCTCTGAGTTTAGATTTCTCCTCATCGATATCAGCAACATTTGTTTCTGCCTCATTGAGTTCCAATGTAAGTCTATTCTTATATCTCTCTTGAGATATGATGTCACTTTGAGTATCTTGTATCCTAGAAACAATATCGTCATAAGCTTCTATAGACTTGTGTACTAAATCATACTCGGAATCCATGTTCTTCAAACCAGATTCCAACTCTTCTATCCTTGAAGATTTTTCTTTTTGTTTCTCTTCCTTGAAGTCATGAGTCAGTCCTTGTTTACATGTTGGGCACTCATCTGTATCGTGATAAAAATTTAATTCTTTTCTTGCTTTTCTGAGGTTGGAGTCGAGTTTGTCTTTGAGACCATCCAATTTGCGTTTCCGTTCTTTCGGATCATCATGACCCTCCTTCTCTGTTGTTGCTTCTGAGAGCTTTGTCTCAAGTTCAATAGACGCCTTGCTGAGTTCATCGATTTTCTCCTTAATTTTATCGACTTTGATTTTTTTATCTCTTTCCAACTGGTCAATATATTTTCTTTGAACGGTTGCTTTCGATTTCGCTACTTCTACTTCTGTTTCTACATCCCTAATTTCATCTCTAAGAACTGCAATCTTGTCGCGTAACACTTGATTCATTGTAGTAAATATTTCAATGTCAAGAATGTCTTCGATAATCTCTCGGCGAGATGCTGTAGGTAATTGCATGAATGGTGTAAATGAAGCACTTCCCAGTATTACTATCTGGGTAAATGATTTGAAATTCATCTTCAAGATACTTTCCTCAAGGTACTTCTGTGTATCTCGTACAGCAGCGTCTTGGTCTAACATCTGTCCATCACAATAAATTTCAAATACATTAGGTTTAACACCACGGATAACTTTATATTCTTTCTGTCCTATCCTAAACTCAATCTCCACCACCATCTTTTTATTATTGATGGAGTTAATCAACTGCGTCTTACTGATTTTACGAAATGGTTTATTGAATAATGAAAAACATACAGCGTCAAGTATGGTAGACTTACCACTACCATTCTCACCTACTATAAGTGTACTTGGACTTCTGTTAAATTCTACTTCAGTAAAATTATTTCCTGTAGATAGGAAATTTTTCCATTTAATTTTTTCAAATGTTATCATAGTTTATTAGCTAAGGATGCCTTTGTTATGTAAGGTATGACTACCTTCTCCGCGTACAATTTATGTTGTTCAGATGTTGGGTGCATGGCAGTATAAATGTTTCTTTCCTGTCCATCTTTTTCCTCTAAAAAAGGCAAATCAGTATTATTAAAACACCACTCATATTCACCATCTGATATAAACTTATCAAAGTCTATCAACTCAAGTAAGGTGCGTATCTCTGGATGACGCCAATCTGGATGGGTCAATCCTAAAGCACGATATGTATACTTATCAAAAAAATACTTTATGTTGTTTCGTTTTAAAAATTCTTGCAACAACAAAATATTTTTTAATGTATTCCTCATGTAAAGAAAAGGTTCAGTATAAATGTCAGCATATAAAATATCACCTATTCTTATAAAATCTTTGTTTCTTTTGTTCATAGGGCCACCATGTTTGTAACCACCTGCCCATGTTACCCACTTCCCATGTTTATGACCATCTTCTTTTTTTACTATTGACCTACCATAGAAACTATCTTCGTTTCTCCACAAGTCAAGTCTGCTACTATCAGTCCACATCACACCAACTATAATGGAGTCTGTTGGATATCCCATCTCTATCATTCTATGAAGATGATTTAAAACTGTATTGAATATTGACTCATTACCTGTTCCAGACATCGCGGTGTTTATAAGACCTATATCTAAACCTTCAGCTGTATAGTTAGCCCAAGATTTGTCACATACCATCGTATCGGTAAAGGAACACCCACCAACCAATAGGTAGTTTTTAGAGTCTTGATACTCTTCTAGTTCTCTAATATGATTGAGCAAGTAAGGTCTCCTCAATGTTCGTGATGCTGAGCTTCTACATATAGAGTCTGTAGTAGGGATTTCAGTCTGTCTTTATCTAAATCAGTAACCGTATTTTCAACATAATCATTTAGCAATGTAATTGTATCATCAAGTCTTATATCCATTTCTCCAACAGCATTGTCCTCAAACTCTGAGAAGTCTTCTATAATTTTCAACTCAACTAAATTACAACTATAGAGAGAGTCAATAAGTTTGTCAAACTTTGAAAAGTTTTCTTTCTTAACTACAATAACTTTTACACAACCACCAACTAAACCTGTCAAGTCATACTCTACATCATCATCGACATCGTTATAGAATATCTTATGAAACATTTTATAGGGGTTTTGTAGGAATTCTATTTCATTAGTTTCTGTATCATAGATGTTAAATCCTCTAGGGTCATTAAAATCAGACCATGTAATTTCGTAAGGATTACCAAGATAGACCACATTGTCCCGACTACTACGATGATGGAAATGGCCAGAACAAACCAAATCAAAGCGCTCAAAGGCAGTATGATCCATTCCATGCTCATTCGGCATACCAGCGTACATTTGGAAACCAGAAAATTCAAAGTGGCCAAAACATATTTCCGCGTCACAGTTTTTGACCATTTCCATAGTAGATTCGTAGTTATCGCTACATATCCAAGGAACAAAAAGAATTTTTCTCCCATCGAATTCTAACTCTGTGGTTTCTGGATAGACAGTAACATTATCATATTCTTGTAGTAAAAGTTCTGGAGCATTGACATCGTTGGTATTTTTAAAATAAGTATCGTGGTTGCCTGGCACCACATGCATGTCTATATTTAGGTCTACTGCTTGGTCAAAGAAATACTCCTTACAACTTTTGAGTGTGTTGTAATTCATATACTTTCTTCTGTCAAAGATATCACCTAGATGCATGACTGTTTTTATTTCTCTCTCCGCTAGTGTAGGAAAGAAAAACTCATCATAGAATTTTCTAAAGTACGAATCAAATGGTAAACTATCTGACCTCGCACCAAAATGTGTATCATTGACTAACGCTATCTTCATGCAGTTGCTCCGTTCATGGTCTCTGCAAATTGCGAATAGTATCCTTCAACGCTCATAAGTTTCTCACCATAATTTCTTCTATAATCATCTAACCTTCTTAACAGTAGATGTTCGTTTCTCAAGTCCATAACCTTAGACTTCAAATCATCAAAGTCTTCTATCCTTTGCCAAGGGTCTATGTTATATGTATTATTCTTATCGTATTGTCTCCAGACAAAAGGTATCATTCCAATTGCTAGTGCCTCCACATACCTAGATGTAGTAGCAGTCTCATCCTTCCAGTTAAAACATAATGTCCATCTGCATGGTTCTAACATGGGATACAATTGATTCCAATCTTTTATCCACGCGGATTGTCTTTTGATACCAGACGGAAACCCACCAACTAAAGTAGTGGTCAAGTCTGGGTCACGATAAATCTTTCTAATAATTTTATCACGGTCACACCCTGTCTTCATGCGCCCCCAATATCCAAAGTCTGTCTTCTTCGCTTCTGTAAATAAAGGATTACCAAATTTGTTTCTTATGAAATGATACTTCATCCCATGAATGTTACCAGAGAAATCAATCTCATCAATCTCTGTGTAAGATTTGATTGGTACATTCTGTAATGTGTCTTCCCTATACAACCTTTCATCATCCCCTCTATCACTTCGCATAACAATAACATGTTTGTCTTTGAAGAACGGTATAATATTATCCATGTGAGACTGTGACTTTGCCAAGTCTTTGGGATTCATCTGTAACTCACCATGATATCTAAACTCACTATCACTAGGGATTACTATCGCGTCAGCCCATTCGATTGTCTCTGGTGTTCTCTTGGGTCTAGTACCATCAAACGATATATTATATGTTTTATATTCGTGTTGTGGGTTTGCCCTCATCCACTTTACATAGTTCTCTAAAAAACTATCCAGTACTGTTTCAAGCGGGCCTTCATACTTTACATTAGACCGCAATCTAGCACATGTAATCTTCATACTACTTTACCTTCATTGGTTTAGGAGCGTTCTGCACCCTTTTCCTCAAATCTGTAGAAGAGAATGTATGTGTCCTACTGGTATAGTGAATTTCTATACCCAAGTGACTTCCTGTAAACTGTGTCTCTTTATACTCTTCACCGATAAATCTTACATCAATATTTTTGGTGGTTAAGATATCCATCAAACAACTTTCCCTATCGTATGGGATAACCTCATCCACAAATCTGAGACCATACAACTGAATGTATCTCTCGTATATACTTTGTACTGGTTTATTTTTATCTGACCTGTCTATGGTGGGGTCTGTTTGTAATCCCACCATTAAAAAGTCACAGTTGTCTTTTGCTTCTTCAAGCATAACAACATGTCCAGCATGTAGTAAATCAAATGCACCACAAGTAAATCCTATTTTCATGTTCTATCAGCCCACCATTCCATTTTCTCAAATTCATTATACCCACCAATCAATTCACCGTCCACAAATATCTGTGGAAAGGTTCTCGCGTTGGGCGATTTCTCAAGTAGTTCTTCAAATGTAAAATCTTCATCTAACATTTTCTTTTCATACTTGATGTGTGTTGTTTCTTGAATAATTTGTTGTGCGATATGCACGGCCCTGTCACAGTAGGGGCAATCTGGTTTTGAATAAATTTCTATGTTCATCTTATTATATCTATTTTGTTAATTGTTTCAGAATTCCAGACTTCCAAATCTTTTCGTATTCTTCCATCGGATACCAAGTTGCTATATCTTTTGACGGCTTTCTTTCTCCACCAATCAATAACATTTTCTAGTTCAAACCTTTCAAAGTTTTCT